CGCCGGCGCCCTGCTGGGCCCGAAGCTGCTGGCGGTGTGACTCACGATCGGCGCGGAGGAAGTCGCCGAGGAACGCGTCGTCAACGCCGCCCGGGCTAACGTGCATCCCCAACCGGGCGGCACTGGCTGCGATGATCGTGTGCATGGTCAGGCCACGCATCGACGCCGCGATGTTGCCGGACTTCTCGTCGAGCCCGGCGAAGGCGGCTTTCTCGCCGACGCCGACGGAGCGGGCGACGGCCGCGGAGATGATCGCGCCGTCCAGCTCCTGCCCGCGGCCGGTGTTGATGTTCGGGGCGCTGATCTCGGGCCGGCGGGCCTTGATCAGCTCCAGCTCGGCCTTGGACAGGTCGTATTCCCCGTCGATCGCCTTGGCTTCGATGACGGCGAACTTGTCGGCGGGCACCGCCTTGCGGTACTCGTCGAGCAGGGTCGTGATCTGGCCCTGACGCTGACGCTCCGCCTTGGCAGCGGCGCGCATGTCCTTCACCAGATCGTCGGCCGTGCCCGGCTCGTCGTCGCTGGCCTTGGCCTTGACCGGCGGCTTCGCACCCGCCGCCGGCGTGGGTTCGGGCTCGGTCACGTCCTCGGGGTCGCCGTCCGGCACCTGCGCGGCGTACAGCGCCTTTGCAGATGCCAGGATGGTTGCATTCTTGAGATCGTCGGCCGTCAGCCCGCGGGCCTTGGCCCATACCATGAACCGCATAGCGGTCCCTTCTGCGGCTTTGGCCGCGATGCGGGTGGACGTGTTATCGTCGGCACCCAGAGAGAGAATGGAGATCTCGCGCAAGACACTCTTGCGCGCGATGTTCACAGGTCCGTCGAACGTCTGGCCGTTGGCTTTCGCCACTTGGCCAGCGGGTACAAATTCGTTTTTGGTGACGCGAGCATTGATCGATGCCTGCCAGGGGAAGCCCTTGGCCGCCGCGGCGACGACGCTATCGACGTAATCACCGCTGCCGCTGATCACGCCGGTGGCGCAGAGCTTGCCCATTGCGGTGATCTCGACGGTATGGCCCAGCGGCTGCGCGGGGTCGTGATCCTTGAGGATCGGCCGCGACTTCGCCGTCAGATCCATGCCGGCCAGATCGACGACGACGGGGAACTTCCAGCCGTCAACGGACATGGTCCCGCCGCAGTAGGCGTCCATTTCGAACGTTGGCGGCATGGCTTTGCCGTCCGCGCCCATCGCGGCCTTGATGGTGACCGGCGCCGCCGGCAGCGTCAGAAGGTCCGTCTGCTTTGTGGACTTGGCGGCCAGAATCGAACGGGTGCGGTTGCGGGTTTTCATTGGTCCTCGTCGTCAGTGGTAACGGGATCAGCTCCGTCGTCGGTCTCGTCGCCTTCTTCGGGATCGGCGACGTCGGTTGTCGGATCGGTTGGGGCTGGCGCCACACCGGCCGCGCCGGGGGCGGCACCGGGCTGCGCGAAGATCGATTTGAAGAGCGCGGCCTTGTATTCCTTCACACTCACGCCGAAGTCGGCGGCCGCACGCTCGTGAATCTCCTCCAGCTCCAGGCCGTCGTCGGCGGCTTCGATCGACAGACTGCGCGTGCCGTTCTTAATCCGCTGGCCCTGTGCGTTGGCCATCTTGCCGGGGTCGGCATGGGTGGCGACGCGGTCCCATCGCCATGAGTGGTTCGGATCGTCGGGCAGCTCGGCGGGGATCAGCCCGGGGATGCTTCGCGCTTCAGCCAGCCATTCATCCAGCACCTGATCCATCAGCGTGCCGTATTCCTGGCGATCGACGTTTACCGATTTGATGAAGCTCTGCGTCGCGACGTAGGCACTGCTCATGTTCGCCAACCGGGCATCACCGGTCAGGATGAACAGCGGCATGTCGAGCACCTGCGAGGCCTCGACCAGCAGGGAGAGCAGGTACTGGTCATACCCCTGCACCGGCTGCTCTGCCTTCATCTGGAAGGCATCCCACCCAGCCGGCAGAACTCCCATCATGCGGCGCTTCACCTGCACGTAATCCATGTTGGTGCCGAACCCGGTGTCGGGGCTGATGTCGGGCCCGGCGTCGGCCGGCGCGTCGCTCTTGATAAAGCCTGCGTGATCGGCGGCCGTCTCTGCCGCGGCGAGCACGGCCTTGCGATACCGGCGCGCTTCTTCGAACAGATCCAAGGCGGGAGTCACCTCGGGAATGCCGCGCTGCTGCGCCGGTCGCATCCGGCAGTAGTCGTGCAGGACAAACTGCGCCGGCACCGGATCGAACTCATAGCCCAGCGTCAGGAAAAGTCCGAACGCGCCGGGGTGCTGGCGCAGGACGTGATAGGTCTCGCGATTGCCGAAGCGATCGAGCACAACACCATCGAACCACTGATCGGGGAACTGCGATGGGAAGATCCCGAACAGCGGCGACGCGACCTGATCGGCCTCGATCTCGTGCAGGTCCAGCTTGACGGGGTGCTTCACGCGCGGGTTGGTCCGCAGGACGTTGAACCCTTCGCCGTTGTAGAAGCGGGCGGTCCGGCTGACGCGCAGCTTCCGGGGCCCTTCGACGCGTTCAAACCAGCGATTGAATGAGGCTTCGACCTTGTCGTTCGTCTCGGGATCGTCGGTCGCCAGGTGCAGCTTCGGGCCGCTGCCGACGACGAACTTCGCCAGGCGATTTGCAGCGCCGCCGACGAAAGGATTGTTGTGGTACGCGTATCTGCCGCGCATGCGGAGGATGCGACGCACGCCAGCGTTGGCCGACGCGTCCACGCTCATCGCATCGGCCATCGCCCAGAGCTGGCGGTTTTCCTCCGTCGAGAGCTGGTTGTCGAAGCGGGCGCGGACCATCGACGACTCTGCGCGGACGGGCAGAGCCGCCGGCGCGGGCCGGCTGAACAACCGCATTGGATTTAAGCGAGTGAGAAGGTTCATCGACCGAAGTCGGGTAGACTCGTAGAAATGAGTGCCGATCGAATTGCTGCTGTTGTCCGCGTCCTACTTGGAAAGGAAGCCGTTCCGGTACTGGTCGCATTGGCCGGGGCGTACCATGTCGGCGGGGCTATCGGCTCCACAATTCACCTCTCAGCGTTTCGCGTTGCCGCGCCGGTTGTGGGAATTGAGATGGTCGTTCTGGACCCTCAGGAACCGAAGTCGGTGTCGTGATTGCCACCCGGGCGGAGCTTGACGTAACGGAGCCCCAGTGGGCGGGCGCGGAGTGCGGCCTTGCTCTGCGCGTAGCGGTCGGCCGCGATCTGATCGGGAAGCGGGTGCTGCTCCAGGGAGCCGCTATCGCCGGTCGCCTTCGCCGGCGCGGCGGCGTTCTCTGCGATCTTGTCGGAGCTGATCTGTTCTTCCGCCATGGTTACCGCGCTCGATTCTGCATCTCAGAGAACTTCACCCGCTTGACCGGCCGCGTGTCGGCCGACGCCTTCCGCTCCTCCAGCGACACGCCCTGAATCGAAGCGGCCACACAGCAACCTGTCAGACAGTCCTTCAGGTGGTTATCCGGCCGCGTGACCTTCCACTTCCACTCAGTCACCCGCCGGCCCTTGGCCTCGACGGAGATGGGCAGCTCCGAGCATTCATGATCGGCCAGCAGCTTGTGCTCATGCGGCTCGTTACCGAACAGGGACAAGCAGCCGGTGCCGCCGAGGGGCACGGCCAGGCGAGCATGACTGAAGCTCTTCCAGTGATTGGCGTCGAAGACGACGTAGCGAATCGACCGCTTGCCAGCCGCCGGCGACGGCATGCGCCAGTGATCTCCGACGCGGTCACCGCGCTTCTTGCGGTAGTCTCCGAAGGGCCGGCTGGTGGCGCCGATGCCCATGCCGTGGGACGGCGTCACGATCGCCGAGTGCCCAGACTCCCGGGCGAACTTGTAGACCACGTCGGCCGACTCGCCCCAGTTGGCATCGATCAGCAGCCGCTCGATCGGCACCTCGATACCGTCGTCGCGCAGCCACTTGCGGTTGCACAGTTGGTCGGTCAGTGATTGCAGGCCGCCATAGATCGCGACCTCCAGGCTCTTCGTCTTCATCGCGACCATCAGCGTTTGCTTGATCTCGCGCAGAGCGAAGTAGCTCTTGTTCTGTTTGGGGAAGCAGCCGTAGTCGAGCACGTACCCGGTAAAGTCGTCCTGCCAGCCGCAGACCATCCAGAAGAGCGCCGCCTTTTGAACGTCGATAAAGGCGGTGATCTT